CACCGTCTACCGCTGGCTTGCCAACAACGGCCACCTGAAGAACAAGCACCGCCAGAAGGACATCCTCGACTACAAGTTCCAGTCCTACCGCTGATGCCCTGCCCTTCCCACCGCCCCCACCATCCACCCATGACCATCATCAAACCGAACTCCAAGCCCCGCCTCTGGTGGCTCTTCCCCTGGTCGTACGCCCGGACGCTCCACACGTCCGCGAACGCCCTCCGCGCCCTCTCCGACCGCCTCGACGACGCGCTGACCCTCCAGTCGCACGTCATCGCCGACCAGTCCGAGGAGATCGCGAAGCTCCGCACCGAGGTCGAGCGCCTCGCCGGCAACGTCAAGTACTGGCGCATCGAGGCCGAGACTGACCACGCCCGCTGGCTGCGCGTCCTCGAGGAGAACGAAGCCCTCCGCAAGAAAGGAGCCCAGTCGTGAGCGGCTTCAAACACCTCGACGGGATGCTCGGGCTCCTTTCAGAGCTCTACGAAATCAACTGCCGAGTGGAGTGCGGCGACATCACGTCCGCCAAGGCCGCCATCAAGTCCACGCGCATGACGAAACTCCTCCGGCATTACCACGAAGCCCTCTCGGAAGACGGGGCCGTGGCCATCAGCCTGGACGTCTTCGTGGCGGCCGGCGGCTGGGTCGGCATCACCTACTCCTACCAACTGAGCGACGGCTTCGTGATCTCCGGCTCCCAGACCCCTCGACGCGTATGAGCAAACCGAAGCGATACCATCTTGAGATGCAAAAAGCCGATGATGGTGATTGGGTTCTCTACGATGACTACGCCCGCCTCAAGGCCGAGGTCGAGCGGCTGACGGCCTTCACCACCCGCACCATCATCCCGAACGAGGAACTGCAAGCACAGGTCGAGCGGCTGATGGCTCTTGTCGAGAGCAACCTTAACCAATCTAAATTGGCTATGGCTAAATCTGATGCCTCTGTCCGCACCCTCGAAGCACAGGTCGAGCGGCTGACCAAGGCAGGGGATGCGATGGCAAACAACATTGTTTGGGTTGAACTTTACCGCCCGCTTGTCGCCAAGTGGAACGCCGCCAAGGAGGGCAAGCCCCGTGATTAAGCCCATGCGCCCCTTCTCCATCGTCGCCCTGCTGCTCCTCGGCTTCAACGCCGCGGCCGCAGCTGAGGCCACCCTCCTCGAGTGCATCGCCGTCGTCGAGTCAGGCCAGAACCGCAAGGCCGTCGGTAAGGCCGGCGAACGCGGGATGTATCAGGTCGGCAAGGCCGCTTGGGACGACGCAAACGAGCGCCTCAAGAGGGAAGGCCACTACCACTACCAGTGGTCGAAATGGCGCAACCCTACCGCCCAGGACATGATCGCGGCCGCCCACCTCCGCACGATCCGCGACCACTTCGCCCGCATCGGCATCGTCGCCCCGTCCCCCGAGCAACTCGCCCTGGTCTGGAACGTGGGCTGGTCAGGCGCCGTCGAGCGCCGGTTCAAGCCGAACGACTACGCCGAACGCGTGGGCAATTTATTCCGCTCGCAAAAGGTTTTGAGCCGTTGAAAGTTTCGACCATGTCTCACATGGTCATAGCCGTGGATCCTGGCGCGAACGGCGCCTTCGTGTGGTCGGTCGACGGCATCGGCATCGAGACGCGCAAGATGCCCGGGTCGGACGTCGAGATCTGTGAGCTCATGGCCGAACTCTCCTGCAAGACGAAGTCCGTGGCCCTGTTCCTGGAGACGCCCTCCATGGCCGGCTACGGCCCGAAGATTCCCGCGGCCTCCATCGCCAAACTCCAGTTCAACGTCGGCGTGATCTACGGGGCGTCGGTCGCCATGGGGTGGCAAGTCCGCCGCATCGACCCGAAGGCTTGGCAGCGCACGCACCCCGTCGGCAAGAAGGCCGACCACGGCGCTGGCTGGAAGAAGCACCTCAAAGCCCGGGCGAAAGAGCTCTTCCCGCAGACCGATGTCTACGACTGGAACGCAGACGCATTGCTCATCTACGACTCTGCTATCCGCGGCGTCATCAACTGAGTTTACATAACTCAGGCAAACCCTCCCTTTTGTAACCTTTCCCATTATGAAGAAAAACACCCTCTCCCCTCACGCTGAGATCAGGCTCATCCCTGGCACGCAGTACATCCTCCTGCCGGATAACAAGGTCGCCCGCCTCCTCACGCCCACCGTCCGCCCCTCCGGCGACAACTACAACCTCCGCATCGACGGCCGCACGCGTCAGTTCACGCTCGAGGCCATCAAGGCCATCATCGCCGGCGCCGACCCCGCCACCGTCGGCAACAAGTAACTCTTCCCACATGAGCACCACGCCCAAAACCCAGTCCGCCACCGCTGACCTCGTCGCCGCCCTCGCGCAGCTCGACAACGTCAAAGCAAACAAGGTCAACCCAGGCTTCAAGAACCGCTACGTCTCCCTCGACGCGCTGCTCGACGCCATCAAGCCCGTCCTCCTCGACCACAACCTGGCGCTGATTCAGACGCTCATCTCCGAAGAGGGCAAGGTCGGCGTCTCCACCGCCTTCCTTCACACGTCCGGCGAGCGCTTCGACTTCGGCCGTCTGATGGTCAAGGCCGAGGGCCTCGACGCCCAGAAGATCGGCGGCGCGATCACCTACATCCGCCGTCAGTCCATCCAGACCGCCTGCTCCATCAGCGTGGACTTGGACGACGATGGTGCCACGGCGGCCTCTGGCTTCCGTTCTGCGGCCGTTTCCCAGTCCGCCCCTGCCTTCTCCCCCACCCCGTCCACCCCCCGCCCCCTGACCAAATGAGCGACCCTAAACCCTTCGACCCCTTCGACCCCATCTCCGCCGCCATGGGGGCCTTGCACGGCCAGAACCTCCTCGCGGCCAAGGACGCCCGCATCCGTCAGCTCGAGGAACGCCTCGAAGGCATGCGCGAGGCCGGCGACCAACTCTGGTACTGCGTCCGCCACGCGCAGCGCATCCACGCCGACGAACTCATCGAGGCCATCGAGGAATGGCAGGAAGCCCGCAACCATGGCTGACCTCCCCAAGGGCATCGAGAAGATCGCGGCCACCGTCCGCGGCCAATACGCCCTCCTGCTCCTGCTGGACGGCTACCCCTACGTCGAGATGACCGCCCGCAAACACGCCGACTTCCTCTCCGACCTGAACGCCTGGAGGCGCAAGACCTACCCGTCCCTCTCCCGCTCCGTCGTCCGCTTCTTTACCCTAGCACCGACGGGCGAAGTCAAAGAGATTACCTTCACCAAATGACCAACCGCGAATACCTGAGGAACATCCTCGGCCAGTTAGCCGGCGAAGTCGCCGCCCTCCGTCCCACCCCCGAAGACTCCGTCACCCTGGCGGGCTCCGACCTGATGCAGCTCCAGATCGCCATCAATGAGGCCGCCACCGAACTCGAGCGCCTCGAGGCCGACAACATCGAGGAGGCCTATCACGTCAAACCCGTCTACGACCGCATCAAGGCCGTCATCGCCCACGAGCGCGTCCTCCGCAATCAGCTCGACCGCGTGGCCCTCGCCGCCGACAACGCCATCGACCTCTGCAACCTCCTTTCCGCGCACGTCGAAGAGCACGGCCCGAGCGACGACGACGCGAACCTCTGAACCTTTTCCCACCATGCCACAAATCCACGACCGCAAAGAATACCGCGCCTTCCCGGCGCTGAACCAGTCCGCCGCCAAGCACCTCCTGACCTCGCCGGCGCACTATCAGGCCTACATCCACACGCCCCAGGAAGAGACGAAGGCCCTCCGCTTCGGAACCTTCGTTCACTCCGCGATCCTCGAGCCGCATACGCTGAACGACCTCTACGCGACAGCCCCGGACGTGGATAAGCGGACTAAGCAGGGAAAAGAGGACTGGGCCGCCTTCGCCACGGCCAACGCCGGCAAGACCATCCTCGACGCGGAAGAGTCCGCCATGGGCCATCTCGTCGCCTCCTCCGCCCGCTTCGCCCTTAAGCGCCTCGGCGTGGAGTTCGACGCGACCGAGGTCATGTATCACGTCGACTACAACGGCGTCTCGCTGAAGGCCGCCATCGACGGCGTGGCCGGCGACTACCTCTGGGACATCAAGACCACCGACGACGCGTCCGCCGCCGGCATGCTCAAGGCGATCCGCAACTACCGCTATAACCTCCAGGCCTACTGGTACCGCCTCGTCTACGAACTGGCCACGGGCAAACGCCCGCTCGGCTTCCGTTTCCTCTTCGTCGAGAAGGAGCCGCCCTTCGCGTGCGCGGTTTGTGAAATCGGCCCTGAGCTCATGTCCTGGGCCATCGCCGACTTCGAGAAGGCGCTGACGACCTACAAGGACTGCACCGCCTCCGGCGTCTGGCCTGCCTACCCCGACGACATCCAGGTCATCGACGTGAAGACCACGACCACCGCCGCCCCTATCACCTTCGCCTAACATGGAACCCAACAACGACCGCAAGCCTTTGAAGTCTATCGAGACTGCTGGCACCTACAAACTCAAGCTCATCAAGCCCGCCTTCGACAAGATCAGGCAGTGGGAAGACGGCACCGTCTCCTGCCGCCTCTTCTTCCTCGACGACCAGGGCAACTGCCTCTCGAAGTCCTTCTCCTCGAAGTGGGGCAAGCCCCTCGCGATGTTGGTCGGGAAGTTCAGCGGGACGTTCACTCAGGAGCTGCGCCTGGATGCCACCCCGGCCGAGTTCATGGAATACATCACCCCGGCCTGCGGCAAGACGTGCCTCCTCGGCGTCGAGGCCGAGCCCTCCGGCGAGTATAACGGCAAGCCTCAGTACAAGTACAAGCTGACGTACCCGAAGGGCAGCCAGAAGCCCGTCGTCAACGACCTCCCCGGCCCTGACGAAGTCCCCTACTGATGCACAACCTCGCCAAGATCCGCGAGGCCCTGGTCGAGGCGCTGCTCAAGGCGCCCGACCTCAGCCTCCGCCGCGTGCGCCGTAAACTCGGCATCTCCGGGCGACAGACCCGCATCGCGTCACGCATCGCAAAAGCCACGCGCAAGGCACAAGCCGCCGCATGAGCAACATGTCAGCCCCGACTCTCGTTCTGGTGAGCGGATTTGCAAGGGCAGGCAAAGACACTTTGGCCACGGGCATCCTCGAATGGGCACGGCGCCCTGCCCGCAAGACGAACTTCGCCGACTACCTGAAGGACGCCGCGAACGACTATCTCCTGTCCCTCAACCTTGAGGGCAACTTCCATAACGAGGAGTTTAAGGTCAGGCACCGCGACTTTCTCGTGGCCGCCGGCAAACTCGCCCGCTCCCTCGACGTGGACATTTTCGCGAAGAACCTCGCCAACTTCTGCCCTATCAGGATGTCGCCGGACGAACTCGCCCCCGAGACGGTCGTCTGCAGTGACCTCCGCTATGCGAACGAAGTCGCCGTCTGTGAGGAGAGGCTCCACGACCTAGGCTGGCGCGTCCGCACGATCTATGTCGCCACCGCCGGCGTCGGCCCCGCCAACCAGGAGGAACTCGACAGCATCTGCGAGATACGCGAGAAGCACGCCTTCGACCTCGAACTGACCTTCGCTCCGAACTCCCGTAACACCATCATGCAGGAGGGCCGCTATATCGCGAAGGCATGGAAGCTCTAGACCCCGATACCATCGCATGGGGCAAGCGCCTAGGCATCACCCCGGAGCGCCTCGCCTTCCTCGCGGCCTGCCCGAAGTACACCCGCACCGGGCGGAACGACAAGCCCGCCTACATCAAGAAGGACAACCCGAACCACCACCTCCAGAAGCTCGGCGATTGCTGGTGGCTGCGCATCCGTCGGCGCAAGACGAACATCATCCATAACCTGGGCAAAGACCTCGACACCGCCCGCAAGCACCGCGACGAGATGCTCGAGGCCTACGACGCCGGCAAACCCATCCCGCACCTCGAAACCAAATGAGCACACCTATCCGCTTCGTAGCCTTCGGCGACAACCACGGCGACATGATGGACGAGAATGCAGTCGAAGCCCTGTGCGAGTTTATCAAGGACTACAAGCCGACCGTCCGCGTCCACCTCGGCGACTGCTTTGACTTCCGATCTTTGCGCCGTGGGGTCGGCAACGATGCCGAAGGCGCCGAGTCCCTGATGGCCGACATCCAAGCCGGCGAAGACTTCCTCGAGCGCACGAAGCCCACGGTCTACCTGATGGGCAACCACGAGCACCGCGCCGTAGCCCTCCAGCATACCTCCGGCTCCGCCCTGGTGCGCGACTACTGCGCCGATCTGGAAGCCCGCATCAAGACCGCCGCGAAGAGCTGCGGAGCGAAGACAATCCTCCCCTACCACGCCGAGAAGGGCGTCTACCGACTAGGCCCCGTGGCCTTCATCCATGGCTACGCCCACGGCCTGAACGCCACCGCCGAGCAGGGGAAGCACTACGCTGACCGCGGCGGCGCTCTGATCCACGGCCACACGCACACGCTCAGCCAGGTCAACCTCACGAAGGCTCAGGGCGGCGCGGCCTTCTCCGCCGGCTGTCTTTGCCAGAAGGATGCCATGGCCTACGCGTCGCACCGCCTAGCGACCTCCCGATGGGGCTCAGGCTTCGCGGCCGGATGGGTCGACGGTAACGACTGGAAAGTCTGGCTAGTCCACCGCGTCGGCAGCCGATGGGTCTGGACGACCGACCTGAAGGTCTTCACCCCGAAGAGCAAATGAAGCGCTTCGACCCCGCCCGCCTCATCGAGGCCTTGCGCCAGGAGAACTCCTTCCCGCCTCCCAAGGGGTGGTTCACCGTCGAGCAGATCAGGCAGGAACTCCAACTCGCCCACGCCCGCAACGCATCATCCCGAGCCTGTGACCTAGCCCGCCGCGGCGTCCTGGAACGTCAGCCCCATCAGTTCAGGGCGAAGACCGGGCAATGTCACCGCGCCTACGTCTACCGACCAGTCCCGCCTTACCGCACGATTACCGAGGCCGCCGCCTGCCTCTACTCGCACAACGAGGACAACGTGCCCAAAGGCTATGCCCGCATCGTCGACATCGCCGTCGAGCTGCGCGTGTCCGACGTGGCCGTCCGTGGCCGAGTCGCCCGGGCAGGACTCAAGCCCCGTTACTTCAAGACCCGCCGCGGCATCATCGGCTTGCACCGCAACGCCTACTACCTCAAGAGCGCCGTGCTGGCCCTCTACCGTTAAAAGATTTGACGCAGGGCATCCACGCCCCCATCCCTCCCCTCCTCTCTTCTCATGATCCCGCCGAACAACGTCGCCGCGGAACGCCACCTCATCGGCGTAATCCTCCGCGACGCCCTCCCCTTCCCGCCCGACCTAAAGGCCTCCGACTTCTTCGAGCCCGCCCATCAGGACATCGTCGGCGCAATCCTCTCCTTGGGCGTAGACGGCATAGCCGGCGACGAACTGACCGTCACCCAGAAGCTTCGCGAGGTCGGCTCGCCCGTTCAGGCCGCCGCCGTTTCGCTCCTGGTCAGTGACGCCGGCGCGTCGACCTACCGTCAGGAGCACGTCGACCTCATCGCCAAGGCCGCCCTGCTCCGCAAGGCCTCCGAGATCGTCGCCAACGCAACCGACCCCGATGTCCTGCTAGACCATTATGCCCGCCTCGCCGAGACGCGCAAGGCCGCCAAGCGCGAGAAGGACACCGGCGAATGGTTCGACCTCGACGCCCTGGACAACTTCGACCCCCTCGAAGACAAGACCGTGCTCGTCGGCAAGGCCCGCCGCTGGCTATGCGAAGGCTACGCCGTCTCCATCGTCGGCTTCTCCGGCACGGGCAAGTCGTCGCTCATGATGCAGATCGCGACCTCGTGGGCGCTAGGCCAGAACGTCTTCGGCCTCGCTCCCGTGCGTCCCCTGCGGACGCTTATCCTTCAGGCCGAGAATGACGGGGGCGACATCGCCGAGGCTTGGCAGGGTGCGACGTGCAAGATGACCGACACCGAACGCGCACGGCTCAAAGAGAACATCGCCATCGTCCGCGACACTAAGCACATGGGCACGGCCTTCCCGGCCTTCCTCGAAAGCCTTATCGTCAAGCACGGGGCAGAGGTCGTCTGGGTGGATCCTCTTCTCGCGTATGCAGGGTTCGACATCGCCGACCAGTCCCTGACGACCGATTGGCTGCGCACGCAAGTCGACCCAGTCCTGAAGCGTACCAAGGCCGCGATGATCTACATGCACCATACCACGAAGCCCAAGTCGGCCGACGACCTGGACAGCATGACCCCGTCTCAGCTCGCATACCTAGGGGCAGGAAGCGCCGAGTGGACGAACTTCGCAAGAGACGCGGGGTTTTTGTACCGCACCAAGGGGGAGCCCGCCCGGTACAAGTTCGGCTTCTCCAAGCGCGCCTCCCGTTGCGGCCTGACCGACATGACCGGCGAGCGCTCGCGATCCGGCTTCATCTACCTCCAGCATTCCCAGGAGGAGGGCGTCCTCCGCTGGGAACACGCCCCCGTGGCTTCCTCCGAGGTCGCCCCCCAGCGTACCGATTCCAGCCCCGCCAAGGGCCCTAGGAGCCGTCCTGATTACGTGTAAGGGTTCTCCCACCCTTCGCCCCCTAAAGCCCCCCTCTTCCCGCCTAATCATGACCTCGTCACTAGGGTATGCAACTCCGTCTACCGCAGGGGTAGTTATTTATACTTCTACCCCCTCTGCTAGCGCGACGGGGGAAGATAAATAATATTCAGGCCGCAAGTCTCCCGAGTCTACGCAGATGGCCCGAAAACTCTCCCCCCGCCAACTGGCCTACCTCGCCGTGCGCCGCGAGATCTCCAAGCGCCGCCGGTGGCTCTGGAAAAACAAGAGACAGGTCATGGAGAAGGGTCGGGCCAAGGCCACCGCCCGGGCGAACGAGATCAGGGCAGGGGCGAACACCTACCTCCTCGAGACAGTCCGAACATGGCCGGCGACGATGACCCCTCCGCAGCTCGACGCCCTGCTCCTGGACATCCCCTACACCCGCAAGGGCAAGAAGCGACGCAAGCGCCGCGACTCCCTCATCCGCCGGCTACGCCTGTTAGGACTCATCGAATACAGACCAAGGGACAATACCTGGTACAACCTTTGCACATTGCCCCCGTCAAAACCTTCTGCACCGTCCGAGATGAATGACCAAGGCCCGACTGAATGACCTGACCGCTCCAGCGGAAGAGGCACGGTCTTTCGACGCGTGGTTCTTCTCTCAGCCCAAGAAGGTGCAGGAGAAGATGCGTAACTCCGGCGTGCTGCCCTACCGCGAGATGGTGCAGTCTCGGCACGTCTTCAAGGTCAAGGACGAACACACGGCATGGATGAACAGCGAACGAGATCAGCACGTCGAGGTCGATGCGTTCATCTCCCGCGATCTCGTGGCCGTGATGCTCAAGGCCTTCATCGACGCCCTGGCCATGTCCGACAACTTCCACTTCCGCCGGCACGTCGAGCTCATCCGATGGGCGCTCAGTCTTCCCGGCTGTCTCTCGTCTCGCATGATCGCCCGCATGTATGGCAAGTCGCATGAGGCTATGCGCAAGCGTGCCCGGGCAATCCAACTGGCCGTCAACTCCGACGCCCATGGCCTGTTCCCGCACTGCAACTCCAAGCGGGATAAGATGCGCGTGACATTTAACCCCCGTCATATCGGCTCATAACATATGATTGTTTGTCATTTAGATATGAGCGAGGCCTGTCGTTTGAGCGTCGGCAGGCTCTACTACCCCCGTAAGGAGTCTCCTTTGGGGGGTTTTCCGCCGCGTTGGACGACACC